ATGAATGATTATTCGCCGTCGATTTTTATTTATCCAATCAAGAAACCAATAACACTTTTAAAATCCGAAGGTATTACTTTAGAAAATTTACATGATGAGAATGAAATAAAGTATTTTTCCAAGTATTTAAGGAAAACAATTTCTTTACCAAGACGTTCTGCGAATAATTTGAGCGTTGAAAACTTTGTTGAAAGGATTAAAGGATTTTATGCAAAAAAACAAATATATTTTATTAATGAAGAGAATCCTTTTCGATTCTTGGCTAGAACTTGGTTGATGTGTAGGTTTCGCTACGATAAGAATAATCGAAGTAGAATGAGTATTACAATTCATCGTCAAAATGGAAAAGTTGATGGGCCAAAACCAGTATATGATGAAAGGGATAGTTATTATTTAGGTTTTCAGAAGTTAATGTCGTTCTGTAGCTTTTTTGGTTTTATTCTACAACGTAAAAGCGGCGGTAAATACCCGCGCTCTATTTTATTGCACGATGATCCTTTCTATATAAATGATATGAAGCCAATAGGATTTGAGCTAATTGAATTATTCATCCGACATATTCATTATCAGATTACAAGTTTACCTCTCGAAGAGGGAGAATGGGAATTTTATCCTATAGTTGAAAAGGATATTCAGCCATTGGCTCATAAGCTTAATGAATTTTATAGTATTTATGAAAGAAAAACTAGGTTAAGCTATATCTTAAATCAGCTTCATCTATGTTTTAATCGAGATGTTGATCTTCGTATTCGAATTGTTTTACTAGTTGGAGTTATAGAGGTTTTACTTACGCGTGATTCTTATCAAGAATCATTGAATAAACAATTCCAAAGAAAGTTAACGGTCGTTCTTAGTCAGGCAAAATTTCAAAATGCGTACAGTCCATTTTTGATTCATTTAAAAGAAATCTATCAAATTAGATCACTCATAGCTCATGGAGATTTTCAGGCTTTGGACGGTTTTTTAAGAAAAAGAGTTACTAAGAGGCATAAAAAACATGAACATGAATCTGTGCTTTTTTATGTGAAAGCAGAGCAGGTGCTTTTAGAGAATTATTTGTTCTATTTATTCGATATGGCGAGAGAACTTTTAAGGGAATATATTATAAATCCAGAATACATCGATAAACTTAAAAATACCAAAATGCGTCCGAGGATATAGTTTCCTAATTTTGTTAATGGTTTATGATTTTAGATTCGCTCCTTAAGGTCTCACACGTTGCTTATGATATAGTACTACGGATGTTTGCCTGAACTCTTATTAATGTCCCCACCCACAATTATACTTCCTGAAACGCATCTAAAACGAGACTGAAAAGTATAAAAAAATAACTAAAAACGATCTTTTAAGAATCTTTTTGGTTCAAAGTTGAGAGAAATTTCTAAGGATTGTTGTTCTTTCGAATCGAGATTTCATTGATTTAAGAGCCTCAATGAGTGATTGATATTGATGAAAGGAGAGTTTTTCGGACGGAATTTTGAAGGTTTTTTGAGCCATTGATTCCAAAGAAACTTTATATGGCGCGATTTTATTCACCTGAGAAAGAAGCATTTCGGTCATTTCTTTCTGATCTACAGAAGGGATTGAGAAGGCCTGTGACTTTGGGATGGCTCTCCTTTTATCTCTTCTCTGTGATTTTTTAAAGACTTCCGGATGCCCTTTTTTTAGTGAATTGATAATCTTTTGGATTTGGCTTTCAGAAAGAAAGCTTAGCCTTTCACTCATCCCAAGAGAGGAACTAACTTCTTGAAGTGTATCCTTTGAATATCCTATATTTCGTCCAACAGCAAAAAGCTGTTTCAAGCGCTGCTTTCTTTTTTCTTCTTCAATCGTATCCTTCATGAAAATTCCTCTCTAATTTCTTCAGCTTTAAACTGTATTGCAGTTGGAGAAATCTCCTTTTCGTAGAACGAAGGATTTTTGAGAATGTCTAAAACACCTTCTTCAAATTCTTTCTTCATGTCTTCATCAAAGTCGGGATAGTTTTTTATATACCACTCATTCAAAGATATGATAAAGGCCGCCCGTGCTTGGAGAGCGAATGAGATTATTAAAGAAGAATTATCTATAATATCTTCCGGTATTTCCGGGGCGATATACTCAAATTTAATTGGTATTGTAACTTTCATTTGGTTAACTTAACTCCATTCTTATTTTCAATTCTTTTGATCACTTCGTTTTCTAAATCTATTATTTGTCCTGGAAATGTATTTGCTAATCGTAAAGCGCAGACCACTAAGTCGGCTATATACGGTCCGTAATCCTCTGGATGAATAGATAGAGCCAAATCTTTGTTGTGATCAAGATCGTCAGCAAGTCCGTGTAGCTTGCCCGCCGCTTTTGAAACGTGATGAAGGGCATGAGAAAAATCCTTGTGTGTAAGCGGAGTAGAACGAAAATCGTTCGAATACTTTACAGTCCAAGGTAAACTTAATTGTAAATCTTTTAAGGTCATGCCTAATCCTTTCTCTTTCTTACTTCTAAAATTATCGCATCGTCATAATCAGTAAGCGTCGGAATTTTATTTATATAGGTTCTAACTTCATAAATTCTTCCAATTGGAGATCCCTTTTTGCCAATAATTCGAATTCCTAAGTGAAGGGTAATGATAGGTTTCCCCTTTTCAATTTTACTCACGACATGAAAAATTTCTTCTAACCGATGCCAACCTTCATGTTTTTGGCTTACTAAAAATATATCGTCTCCGACAAAACTGTTCGTTAATTCCAGAGCTATAACTTTTAACCTTTCGTTATGGCTCTGAATCTTATGGAAAATTACTTCTTGAATTTCGTGTCTTTTATTTTGTAACTCTCCTATTTCAAATGTTAAATCAAAAATTTCGTTAAGTGCATCCATAATATCTCCGTTTACTCTTGTGAGTTCAGCATGGGTCTACCTCGGAAGTCTCAAGAACAATTATGGGATTACCTTCCGTTTCAACAAGGACTCTAAATTTCCCATTAGCTGTGCTTGAAAGAATATAGCCGATTTCACCTCGATATCGACTTCCATTTTTATCGATTCTTACACGAGCGGGAGTTGCAGTTTTTATAATATTTTCGAAATAACTCATTAAGTTCCTTCCTATATTCAGTATAATCATCCTTGCCATCATATTCAAAATGAGTTTCTAATGCGGCTTTATTTACCTCTCCCACTTATTATCTACCTCCCTATATTCCGCTACATGAAATCCATTTTTGATAAACCAAAGAGCTACGCGGGAGCGATGGCATTCACCCGAGTCTTTTTCATAACAGCACAATGCAATCGGGTTTCCGTTGGAGAGTTTTTTTAGTTGATCTATTATTTCCGTAGAATTCAATTTTTCTAAATTAGAATCAAATTCCGTCCACTCATATCCGTCTTCCAGCATCTCTTTAGAGGGGGCCAATTGCTTAAACTGAATTTGTTTGCCTTTAGCAATCCAACGTGGAGAAAATCGGGAAATATTAAAAACAACGTATCCGGCTGCCAGCAGTTTATCTGTTTTATGATGATAGGATGTTACTATTTTCATTTGGATTCCTTTAATGAATCAATCTCTCGTGCTAATCTAATCAGTGCCTTTGCCATCACTCGATCTTTGAATTCGCCCTGATAATGTATAGCCTTCCAAACATATGTTTGTAAATCTATTCGATTAGGTTCATAAATTTCCGATGTGAACCATGATCTGAAAAACGTAATATAATCTATTACGACTCGAACAATCACTGCGATTAAGAACCAACCAAAAATTGTAATCCAAAACGTATAAAATAAAATTCCCTGTATCACTTCCATGTCATTCATTTTTTACTCCAAGAGCCGTCGATCAGTTCCCATTCGTCAACTGTCCAACCAAGATCGCTTAGCATTTGAATTGCCCGCACTGGATCAGTATCAAGTAAGTTGTAAGCGAATGAAAATTTTTTAATTTGTTTTGTTTTAGTATTGTTCATGAATTTTTAATTTTTCAATAGTAGCTTGAGAAACACCCAGCCGCATCTTTGCGAACTGAATCATTGTATTGATGTTTACGATTCCATATTCGTCCTGAACCGCTTCTGAAAAATCATTAAACTCCAAATCTTCAAATTGGAGTTTTAGCTGTGCCCTGAATGTCGTTTGCATTTCTATCTCCTTATTATCCTTCGCAAAATTCAGACGTTGTTAAAAATTTCTGATCGGTTTCAATCGCCTTGAAAAGCGCAGATCTTTCGTGCTCGAGAGGGACTTTATAATTTTCTAAATAACGCTTATCTTCCTGACTGATTTTATCAAAAAAAATCGCATATCGAATTTCATAAAGTAGAGCGCTTACGGCCTTATACCTTTCTATTGTGTAAGTTGGTAGATTCATTGTTTTGAATCTGCTCTTTAACTCGAAATAGTAATTTTTCATGCGTTCAGTCTTTAGATGCTGCGGACAATCTTTCCATTGTTTCAGTTCACCTTTGAAGCGAATCGCGCGCTCACAATGATCAATCCAAAGGTCTTCTCTAATTCTTTTTGTCAGACTCATTGCTTTCTATTCTCCTCTTTAACTCAATGTAGTATTTTCGCATCCGTTCAGTTTTCAAATAATCTGGAAGATCCTTCCAACGTCTTGGAGTCCAACCGCGACGAAGGAAGTCTTCGCAGTGATCTATCCAAAGATCCTCTGCATGTTTTAATTCTGTAGAATCCTCTTCGTAACTCATAACTCAGAAAATAGTTTCTACTTCGTCATACTTGGTGAGAATTTGGTCCGTCAGATGATAGATTTCATCCACATTATCGCTTTGATTTGAATCTGTAGCTGCGAGGTCTTGGATATTCTCCAAAACCTCGCGGACTTCCAACGGGAGTTCGCTCATGCCGCTTCGACCTCCACTTCCGCATCGAGTTCGGTCGGCTTGATGTAAAAACGTTCACGTTTTGCCTCTACCTCGATACCAAACTCTTTCTTCGCTCGAACTGGATCAGACAGAATTTCATCCTTATCCAATTCGATTTTTACTCTCAGAAAAACCTTTCCGCATCTCTCTAAAAACTTTTTGTAAAGTTCATAAAGTGTAGCGTTCGTTAACATCTTCTCCAAAAGAGTCGGAGTGAGTCTGGTCTTAACGGATGCGGGAACGTCTCTATACGAAACGGCACCCGTCGTTAATTTTTGAGTTTTGCTTCCAGAATCAAAAAGAGTTTCTCTGTTCTCGTCGCAATAATGTTTGATCCTAACTCCAAGGAGATACATGCTCTCATCGAGAGACTTTGTTTCGTCACGAAGTTTAGATTGAAGTTCCGAAATCTGATCGTTGTATTTGGAAACGATCCGGTCTTTCTCACGTTGTTTTACACCGTAAGTCTGAACCGCATCCGCCAATTCCCTCTTGTTTGCAAGGGGGGTGATAACGATCTGTTCTTTCTTTTTGCTCGCCATACTCGCTCTCCTGTTAAGCCGGTCTTGGATCTTCCAAAACCATTCCGGACGAATTCGAATCGCTAATTCGCCTCGGTGCTTCTACCGCTACCGGCTTTTTAACGATCTTCTTTTTCTTAGGTGCGACTTTCTTCTTCGCAACCTTTTTCTTCTTTGCAATCGCCATACGTTTTAACCTCCTTATGCCGGAATCGACTCTACGACAAATTCTCCGATTGCGGATTGATATTCCTTTAACTCGGATTTTAACGACTTAACCTTTTGTTTTTGTTCGTCTTCGATCGCTTTGATTTGATCTTTTGCGGCTTTGATTTTTTTGTCGTATTCGTCGACCTTCTCTTTCTTTTCCTCTTCTAACAAAGTTACCTCGTCGTTGAGCGAACCTAAATTCGTAGAGAATCCGCCGAGTTCTTTTTTGATTTCAGACACTCTATTCAACGCCTGGTTGTGTTCTTCCTGGTTTGCGATTTTCATGCTACCTCACTGTGTTTTATATTTTGAATATTAAAATATTCCGTTATTCGTTAGCGGTTCGAATCAGATTTTCCGCCGAATGAACCTCGCTCGCTGATTGCGATCGTTCGCGGATTAAATCGAGAGCCGCGTTCATGGTCATTTTATGTCCGTCCAGACTGAGCCTTGATTTCTGGATTTCAGCCTGATCGCCGCTTAGGTAGGTTGAGGTTGCGGCCTTACTCAATTCTTTCCCGGTGTTATCTCGAACACGCTTAGCAACCTCTCGTTGTGTTATTTTCATTTTTTTCAAAATGTCGGAAAGGGTTTGAGGAAATGCAGATTTTGCGATCTCGTAGGTTAGAATACGATTCCATCCGATCGTTCCTCGTTCGATATTTCGTATTTGATACTTAACTCCCAGAGGAGTCGGAAACGTATTTTGAATAAAAATTTGTCGAGCCTTCTGACCGTTTTGTCCCGCTTCGAATTTTATGCCGTAAGCCTTTTCAGCGAATGAAAGAACTTCATTATCTTTCAAAGGTTCCAAGTGTGTCTTATGAATTCTCCAGCCGATCTCCTGCGTTTTAATCAGTGAGCGCAACCACGAGCCTTCATTCTTTCCAAACATCACAATCGAAAAAAGATTTTCTCGATTTGGAATGGAAATTTCGTGAATCTTTTTTAGATCGCGTAGCAGTTTTCCAGAAAGTGCCTGAGATTCATCGAAAAGCAAAATAATTCGTCGTTTCTTTTCGTAGGCTTTGGTGAGAATATCTCTTAATATTAGCTGTTTTGCATGTGCATTTCCCGGAATCTCTCGATCCGGAGCGAGTTCGGAAATCATTGTTTTCATGATTTGGTTTATATTATAATCGAACGACTCATAGCATCGACCCATTTCGATGACTTGGAAACGGTTCGGATACGATTTCCAAAAGTGTAGCATGTGTTCGTATAGAAACGTCTTACCTGCGCCAACATGTCCGACGACACACTCCCAACCGGAATTATCAACAGCCTGTTTGATTGCTCTAATGACCCTATTTGTGTTCTCTGTATCTACAAAACTCATTTCATGTTCTCCTTAGAATCGTTAGATTCAAAATCAATGTTGTTTAGAATATTCAAAAGTTCGTATATTTCTTGGTTTGTGATAGAGCCCTTGAGAGCAAGGCTCGAATTCAGTCGCCCCTGGACGGCTTCAAAAAGTTCTTTCGGCATTTCAGAACGGTAGATTAAAAGACGTCGTTCGATATAACTCCACGCTGATTCTAAATCGGTGAACTCGTTTGGGGCCATCGTTGCAGGGGTCTCGATAGGGATGGCATTTGCCGGAAAGTATCGTAGATTTTCCAGTTCAGATTCTGGAAAAAGGTCTTCGATCGTAAAGATTTTACGTTGTTTCTTTGCGCCTTCACGGATTTCGTCTCGCAACTTCATACGATCGGTTTTCAGCCATGTTTCCGATGATTGCGTTTGGTATTCTGTATGTTGTGATATACTTCTTGCTCCGTCCGGATTGCAAATATAAAGATTTCCTAATTTATCCTCTGCTACAAGATTCCCATCACGATCTCTGAAGAGAGTAACGTTTTGGCCTACCAAATCCAAGGCGACCCCATAGGAATGATTTCGATATTCGATACAGCCGTAGTTGTTGACGACTCGATTATCGAATGTTACTGTCGCATCGTAAAAGTTTTGTTCTGTAATTCGCCTGATTGGTTTGTCTTTTGTTCCTGCAAGCCAGAGGTCAAATCGTCCGCTGATTTGATTTTCGTGAATGGTATATAACGTTAGAAAATCATTCAGTTCCTGGAGGTTTGCAAAACTCTTCCCATCGATCGCGGGTTCTATAATATTTTTATAAATTCCAATTCTCCGTTCGACTGGACCTTTCGCTTTGGGTCGCCCTGGTGTGTGTGTTTTAACGATGATTCCACCGAGTCGCGTAAGTGCATTTTTAGCACCCTTGAGTCCAGATCCTCTATCGCTATACAGATACTCTGGAGTTCCTTCAAAGGGGTTTCGGCGGTCGAGTTTAGGCAGCCAAGCGCGTTTGAAAAAATCAAAGTAGTCCGCCGTATTTTCACCTCTATGCTTCGCTCCCGGGGTGATCGCCTTGCCTCCGTAGGCCCAAAGAAAAAATACTTTTGAGAAAACATCTACAAGAGAATGAATCCAAACTTTGATCAGGTTGTCCTTAAGCATTGCGGTCTCTTCGTCTTTGTCGTCCAGAAACCAGCGGCGTTCAATTTTACCGCGTGGGTTTAAAAAATATCTGGCTGCAACGGACGCGTCGACCATGTGCGTAGAATTCGAATACGGTTCTTTCCATGTTCGCGATGCCTCTTCCGATTGCATTTCGTGCCTACCTAATCCGAGTCGATTCAACCACCGGTTTGCGGTGGATTCGGTCCACGGTAGCTGTATCTGTCCGCTGTTTCGCGCCCTCCGTAACGCAAGTTTCATTGAGAGCGGTTTCGGATTTTTTCCAGATAGGTTAGAATAAACAATTTCTGCGATGATCTTCGCCTCCGTCTCACGGAGATCCGTTCGCTCCGGATTCAGATTTGATTTTCGCTTTGATTTTTTTTGACCTGATACGACGGCTAACTCCGATCCAATATTATATTTTTCGAATCTCCTGCGAATTGCGTCTTCTGACAATCCAAAGGCTGACGCGGCTTTACGCATCATTTCGCCCTTGGAATGTTTTGACGGAGCCTCTTTCCAAGCTGAGTAAAATTCGTAAAACAAATCTGGATCCAATTGTTTCACTCTTGCGTTTCTCCTTGAAAGATATGGTTCGACCAGGCCATCTTTAATGTTTTGAGTGAGATCTCCATTGTCGCAATCGTTCGAGAAAGGTAGATTCCGAGCGCACCGTTTCGAGATTCCTCCGGGATGGATTCGATTCGTTGCAGCGCGTCAAGGATGGACGCGTTACACTCATCGATAACCTTTTCCGCTTCCCTTTGGCTCTTGATTTTGAGGAGCTTATCCGGATCGATGTCCTTGGATTTCCGAAGAACATCAATTTGTTCGTCCTTCTTCTGGATCGACTTTTCCAGGTTTGCTTGTTTTTTTCGAAGAAGTTCCGCTTCGGCCTTTACGGTTTGATTTTCCGTTTCCAGGGATTTGATTTTTTTCTTTGAAGAATTTTCTAAAGAGGAAATTCTTTCTTCGAGAAACTCTTCCGCGGAAACGACTGTTCCGTCGGAAAGGGTTAAGGTTTCCCCTTCGAGTTGTTTGAGTCGGACTTCCTTGGCAGCTTGCAGGAATCGTTTCGGAGATGCTTCCATGAGTTGTTTAACTCGGTCACCCAGTCCAAACGATTCGATCGCATTCACATATTCTAATGCAACTCTGCCGCTCATGTCGAGTTCCTGCTCTACGCAGTCATGAAACGCCTCATATCCTAATTCCCGATACAACTCCAGATTTCGAATAGCTGCCAATGCTAACGCGGTTTGAAAAATGTTTACCCGCGCCTGTGTGATATACAGTTGGGCTAAGGCTTTTCTTTGTTCCGGTGAAAAATCCTTCGCCTCGCTCACGCTTGGAATCGTGAGCGCTGTTTCTGGTTCTACAATTTCAGATCCCTCTAAATCGTCTCTATATTCGTCTAATGCTGATTTGTTTGTCATTCTGCTATACCTTGAATCCCATGTTTCTTAAAATCTCTTTCGCCTCTTCGCTTTGAGATATTTTCATTCCATTTTCCGCTTGTTGTTTTTTAAACTTTTGGCGCAGCTCTCGCGCTTTTTGAAAGATTGCACGAATCTCCTCAATCGGAAGATTGAATTCCATTTCGAGGATTTGGATCAAGTGAGGTGTATTCCGATCGCCGTAGGCGGCTCTGGATAAATCCTTTTGATCAACTCCGTAGTCACGAGCGATTGCCCGCATTGATGATTTACCCTCAATCGGCTTTATTTGTTTTCTGATTAAAGGCGGAAGCTTTTTGCCTCGCGGAGTTCTGCCCTCATTGGATCTTTTTAATGAGGGCATGCTTTCATTTTCCATAAATCCTCCGTAAAGTCCGTAGGTGACTCGCGGCCTGTGCGAGTTTGATTTGAATCTTAGGAGCCAGCTGCCAGCGAAAGCTTTCTGAAAAAAACAAACCGCCTTCCTGATCCGGCAGGATTAGGTTTGCTTGTAGCAATTTGCGCTTTGCACGTTCGAGGGATTGTATCCCTGTCAGGAGTCTGAATTCTCCGGAAAAGAAGCTTTTGCCCGGAAGGAGGTGGATCAATATGTATACGGCTCCGGTTCCGTTAGCTTTTTTAATTTGGCTTTTACCCTCAATCGTATCGGGATTGAGAATATAGATTCCGTTGCATTCCTCTATAAATTGCCAGGACATTAAAATTTGAATCGTTCGATAGATTGTTTTTTCCGAACGCTTGAGGTTTCGTGCAACGTGCATCGGACGAAATCCAACATTAGGATTTTCTAAAAAAAATTTTGCAACCAAGAGTAGAGTCATATTCTTACCGAATTGATTAGAGGTCTGAGTTTCACGAACCATTTCGCCAAACATGTCTTACAACGTCTGAACTGGTAAACTGTTACTGAGAGCTGTCCGCATCCGGAGCACCGCGGAATATTTGAATCCGAAAAAATGCCCTCGATGGAGTTGCCTCCACCAAGGGAAGAGGAATTGCCTGGGTTGCAATCAGACAAGTTGGATGTTGGAACGGTTGGATTAACAAATTTCATGCGAATTTTTCTACCGTATGGCGTTTTGGATTTTTCGTTTTATACCCTTCTTTGTTTTGAGGGGCTTGGGAGGAAAGTTCCGTAGGCAGAATGTGCAGACGAAGGTATTGAGATAGCTCTTCTCCGTTTAATTTTTTGATGAGGGCATCCGGGATCTTGCTCCAGCAACGATCAAAAACTGTGTAGACGTTCAATCCGTTTTCGTTCAAAGATTTAACTTGATCACAAATAAAGCGACTTCGAACGCGATCGTATTTTCTAAGATTAGCCATTTTGATTGTCCTGAATTTTTTTCTTTTCTACCCACTTGGTGAATTGCTTTCCGAGTCCGGCATCATCGATGAAATATTCATAGATTGCGCAACGAGAGAGTATCACGTCCGCCGGATTTACGTTCAATGCTCCTCCAGTCCTATACGCCAGTTCGGCCACTCGTTTGCGGTGGATATTGATCGCAAGTGTAGGATTCATGCGGCACTTCCTACGCGAACCAGTTCTATATTCTTGAATCCCTCCGCGCTCAGTGCGGCCATCACTCTTCGGTTGTTATTTCGTCCTGAAAAAAATTCATACGTTAATCGCTCGTTTAGATTATTATGTTTTGCGAATTTACTTACGTATTTGTAACGATATACGATTTCGCGCTGAATCTCTTCCCGTTGTCGAATCGGGTTCATTTCTGAACTCCAAGAACATGATCATCGCCTTGAATGTAAAAACCTTCGCGTGAATAGATGTTTATATAAAAATCAATGTTTATGATTGTGACGACTACGTGTAGAAATTGCCGTGAAGAATCATGTTTGCTTAAACGCTTACGCATTTTCAGATTTAAGATTCGCAATCCATTTGCCCGAATCTCTTCTATGTAATTCCAAGGGATGCAGAAAAAAGCCGCGATCCAGTGGAGGGAGATCCCAAAATACGAAGGTATCCAATTTGAGAACTTCGGAAATCGGTGCATCCAATTCAGTTCAATTTTCTCTGCGCTCATTTGATTTCTCCTTGATTCTGTTGGCGACTTTTCCGATGCTTTCAATGCAGGGGGCGGCCTGTAGGTTAGCATGATACCGAATACGGTATTTGTCTATTAAAATTTTTACCGAAATCGGTATTTTTTTGAAAAAGCAAATTGAGAAATTACTACAAGTTCTAAATATGAATCAAAAGGAATTGGCCGACTCTTTGGAGTTATCGCCAGGGAGAATTAATGATTTAATTAATGAGAGGACTAAAGACCTTTCAGCCGAAGCAATTCGTAAGTTAAAAATTAAACATAATGTAAATCCGCTCTGGCTTTTGACTGAAGTTGGGAATATGTTTTCTGATCCCGAAGTTGAGAAAGGGCGCGATGATCAATTGAATGCTGAGTTTCAAATAATTCAGATCCTTCGGAAGCGGCCTATTGCCAAGAGTATCGTGGACAAAATTTTAGATCTAAACCGAGATCTAACAGAGAGTGAATCGAGTGTAATACGTGCAATACTGGATAGCTGGAAAAAGTGATCAACTATCGCTTTTATTGATCCATGGTTTTAGAATAATAGAAGTCTCTACTGCTAAATAATGCGCTAAAACGTCGAACCTTAAGCCTGTATTTAGAAATTCGTGAATATGAGTCTTAAAAAAATCCGTAAGGATGGGAACAGACGGATGCTCGTCTTTATCGTCCAGTTTAAAATTACTATTTTGAATATCCATCTTCCAACCCCAATTCCCGAATTTTTTATTATATAGCGCTTTAGTATAGTTTCTGCTCTGGACAAATCAGGGCTATCGGCAAAAAAAAATCCTTGATTGACACAAAAAATGGCCGATAATTAAACACGATTCGCACACGTGAACCATTCTGTGTTATTTCTAAAAGTCAATGAAAAATTTGCAACAAAAATATGCCCAAAAAAATGACCCTGCCGACAGAATCCGAATCATTCTCGCGGAGACGGGATTTCGACAAAACCAATTGGCCGAGGCAGGGAATGTCAAACCTCCCACTTTAAATGGGTATTTGTCTGGCGTGAGGCCCGTAGGCTTTGACTTTGCCTACGCTCTCATGAAGTCGCTCGGATATAACCCCTTTTGGATACTATTTGGGGAAGGAGATAAAAAGGTTCCACCGGAAATATTCTCCGAACTGACTCCGGAGAACCATGATCGGTTTGAGGAAATTGAACGAGATCGCGTATTCATGAGACAGATCAATGAATCCGGGATGAGACAGAGTATAGAAAGAATTTTGGAACTCAGTCGATCCGATAAAAAATTGTTTAGGATTTTTTTCGACCGACTTTTTCCTGAAAAACATGACTGATTTTTACGTGATATTTCTCGATAAGCTCTTTGAGCGAGACAGTTTCTTTTTTTAGATCTCTTGCAAAATTGTAGAGCAGAGTTTTGATCGTGTCGTCTGTAGTTTTCATAATCGTCTCACATAAGATGAGACGATTCATTTTCGATTTCTCTTTACTGCACCTTGTCAACGTATACAACAGGGTAACGTTTTTCTACATGAGCTACTGCGATCGCTCTTCCATGAATTTGAATATCTCTCGTTCTCGCGACAAGTTTATCAAAATCTTTACCCATCCCTGATGGAATAAACAACAGAAATGTGGCAATCACGTTTTTGTCAAAGTATTCCGCCTCGGCAATTGTGTAGCCGTTCCAATCGTCGCCGACTTGGATCCCCTCCCAGTTTGTTAGGTTTGTTTGCAGTTCGTGCGCGTTTCGCATGATTCGGAACTGAAGTTTCCCGTTTACAGCTCCACCTTCCCATTTATCCACTCGTTGGAGGGAGCGACATACAAAGTCGAGTCCAACCGTAAAGTATTTTCTGTCGTTCTTCCATTCTCCGGATTCGGTAGTTCCGTCTTCGCATTTGATTTTTCCAGGTCCGTGTTTTTTCCCGTTTTGAAACGATCCCTCGTAAACACACGAAACGGATCCATCCAGATACGTTAGTTTCCCCCGTCCGTGAGGATCCATTTCTGAATTAAAGAATCCTTCGTAATGATCTCCATTTTCATACCAGTCGGAACCGGATTTCGAGGTATCGATCTTGCCATTGGTAAAATACATCGTTGAATATTTATCTGGGTTATCTGGGTTATATGCTTTTATTAAGCCGTGCGGTTTCCCGTTCTTAAAATTACCTTCGGTGACTATTCCCTCTTCGCTCTTAGTTTTTCCTTTTCCATTTTGACAATCCCCTTCGATACACACACGGGTTTTTTCTTCCGCAAAAATCGGATTTGAGAAAATGATAAATAAGATAATTGTGATACTGATTGATTTCATTTTTTTTGCTCCAGATGAAAACAATCAATATCCAACTGTCCTTGACAATTCGAAAACTTGGTTTTCGTCTGCCGTATGGCCAAAAAAAACAACGCAATTTCTCAGAAATCTAATAAACAAAAAGTAAAACCGATAACCGGTTACACGACTGAAGGTTCTCTGTTCAAGAATATCCCAGTAAAAGATTTGAGACAAAAACGGAATCATCCAATGCAAACAAACCCGGCAATTCCAAAAGATCCGGAAGATACGATGACGCCACAGGAAGTAGCGAAGCTTTTGAAACGGAGTGTCCGACGGATAAGCTATTATCGTCGTGAAGGACTCTTAGGAAAGTTTTGGAAATTTTACGATGGAACGGTTTTGTATTCTCGGATCGGAGTTGAGGAATTTTTTCAAAGTCGTTTTTGTGAGCGAGAAGAATCATAAACGAGCGGAAATTGCGGCACTTGGGGGTCTTCGCCGACGTTGTGCGTTCGGTGCTTTCCATGTTAGTCTATTGGCATGGAAGAACTAAAAGCACTCTTACAATTCGATCACCTCTCTCTATTTTTCATTTCTATAATACTTTTCTTTTCGGTTCTATTGGTATATAGAAAACCGTTGGGACAGATTTTCGGACTTTTGTCGAAGCTCATCACAAAACGACTGGATTCAAAAGATACAATCTCTGTCGTTCAAATTCAGACGAACTCTCTTCCGGGTGCGCGGTTCATTCAGGAACACGTCACGTCTATACAATTCATAAACTCACTTCGAGTCCGCGACACAGAAATGTTTTATGATTTTCTCTTTAATCTTGTCAGCGAAGTCCGGGCAAAGCTCGGCAACCCGTATCCGAATGTAAAGTTGACGTTCTCTCTTTTGAATGTTGACTACATATCCTCGGCGGCGGTTGGCGCACTTTCAAAAATCCTGATCGACGTAGTTCAAAAAAACGGAATCTACCTAACCATAATTTTCCCGAAGGATCAATTCAAAAATCACGTTACAAATTTTCGAATGCTCGCAGGAAATGCGGAACACGTTTCTATTTTAACCAAAGATCATGGAGGAGCAGGATGAAAAAGATTTTGGCAATACTTTTCTTTTTAGGTGCGTGTGCGGTTTTCCAAACACTTCCACCAACGGTAAGGGAAGACAGCAAACAAATTCAGGAAACCAAAACGGCTTTGATCGAGAATTATCCAGGTGCAACAGAACGAGCAATATCAGAACTGGATCGATGCGATGCGCGTAACATTGAGAACGCCAGGGAAATCATACAACTGAAAGAAGCTTTGCGGAAATGCGCGAATGAAAACGAAAAGAAGAATGTTCAGCTCACAAAGGTTTCGAAAGAGGCCGGTAAGGGCGAAGGGATTCGTTGGACATACTACGCCATCCTTGGATTTGGAATCTTTTTACTTCTCACTTTTGTTTTGGTTGTTGCTTCGATTCTCGCATTGAGACGAAACGGACTTCCGGTCGTAAGTAGTTTGTTCGGGGGAAAAACACATGAATAATATATTAGAATTTTTGAAATCAGTTTTTTATGAAATCCAAAAGCATTTTTTGAATTTCGACGCGATCCAGAAAAAACAAAACTATTGGAACGATTCGTTTCTTTCAGAATTCAAAACTGAACGCATTGGATCGGAGGCGATACGGACAACCCTTCCTCCGGTTCTTGAGCCTGTTTTCGTATGCCCAGTAGATGAACCACACATGACGTCACCATTTGGATGGAGGACGTTGAATATAAACGGAAGCCCTTCGAAACAATTTCATCTGGGAATCGATCTCGGGGGTATCAATGACATTCAGGCCCCCGAGGACTGCGTTATCAAAACAGTTCTCAAGAGAGATGAAACGTATCCGGTTCGGTTTCGTTATGAAAATGGAACCTGGGTGGATCTGATTTCTACAAAGAGGATTTCGAAAAATCGCGCGTGGACTCCATACGTTATAGCGGTGGGAGTTCATACGAAGAATCAATACAAATTCAAGCACGTCGATTCTAAAGTCTCCGTTGGGCAGAAATTAAAAGCTGGGATGATCATCGGAAGATCCGGAAATCTCGGTTATTCCATGGGACCTCATCTTCATTTTGAAGTTTGGCCGTGGAGCGAAACGGAACAGTCCTGGCCCAAACCGATGGACCCGGCGAAGTTTTTAAAATCCAAAAATCTAATATAAGGAGAGTATCAAATTTATGGAACTTTTAACTCAGGCCATCTTCGGACTATTCGTTCCGCTCTACGTGGCTCTCGTATTGTTTCTGAGTCAGTGGGCTTTCCGTTTCTTCAACGCCGAATTTGTCCACCGTGATAAGGCTCAGTTTGTTTTGTTTCTCGCTACTGTAGTCGCAATCCTTTTCGAATTGGTAAGATTCGTTTTAGGAGATTCCATTCCCGAACTTGGATACTATGCTGTGATTCTGCTTCTTAACTTTTGTTTCACGACAACGTTTTACGAAGTTCTGATGAAGCGAGTCTTTGCGGCGATCAATTACGCTCACGACGCTCCGGTCGAATCGGAAGAACAACAGGATTAGGACTCGAAAGAGAATAGAATGAGCACAGAGCCAGCTATACGAGAACGTGCATTCTTTCTGTATGCGATTTCCGGTTCCGGATCTTCGTTTAACAGTGTAGCAAAACAACTGCGTTCTGAGTTTAATTCGAAAACGACCGCAAAATCCGTTAAGGAATGGTCTCTTGAAAAAGACAAGGATGGCCTAACGTGGAATGATAAACGGAACCGTCTCGTCGTAAGAGCAGAGCAGAGAGTTGAGGTCATTGTAGAAGACAGGTTAGTAGAGATAAAGAGTCGGACAAAAAACATAGTCGACACTTTGTATAAAATGCTTACGGACAAAAAAGCTCCTGGACTAACAAACTTTGAGAATGCTGTCTATGCGTTCAAAAACATTTCCGAATATGAACTTAAATTAAATCGAATGGAAGGCGATCGTTTACATCCCCTTGCGATCGTGAACGCTATTTTCGAAGTTCTGCAAGAGTGTGAGCCAGTCGCAAAAGTAATCCAGGAACATTGGGATAAGAGTCTTGCAGTTCGAATTCATGAAAAAATTGGATCCTTATAGAATGAGACATGCCCATTGATCGTGAAATATTAGAGTCGATCCGAGAAGCGGGGACAAAACGGTTCTCTAAAATCAAAAAATCCGATCGTGTATTGTATGGAAAAGAACATGGAAGGGATTCATTAGGAGCGTTTGCACGCTTTATTGATCCAAAATTTGAAGACCCGCTTCATATAAAATCAATCATTCATCTTCTCGAAAAAATGGAGAAAGGAGAAATCCAAAGAAGCATTATTAACATGCCACCGCGAAGAGGGAAAAGCCAAATTTGCACTCGAATTTTCCCCGCTTGGTTTATCGGTAGGCATCCAAATAAAAACGTAATATTACTTTCTTATTCAGATAAGAAAGCGGCTCGGTTCGGGCGATGGGTAAGAGATTGTGTAGAGTCTCCAAAATTTCAACAAATATTTCCTGAAACCAATGTCCGAGCTGATATGCGTGCCGCAGGTGAATGGCAAACAACGAAAGAGGGATTGGTTTTAAGTGCAGGCTTGAAGGGTGGTTTCAATGGGGACGGTGCAGATCTCCTGATCGTCGATGATCCGTATAAAAATCAAGAGGAAGCAACATCGGAGACGATCTCGGAAAAAATCATGGAAAACTTTTTGTCCGTAGGAGAAACACGTCTCTCGCCAACCGCAATTATTCTGATCGTTCATACAAGATGGCTAAGGAACGACCTTACAGGAAGATTGATTGGTGAGGATAAGGAGTTAGAGAGTGAAACTCTTTGAACCAGAAATTAAAGGAGAATGGCATGTTCTTCGTCTGCCAGCAATTTTAGAGGACGGAACTTCTCTTTGGCCTGAAAGATTTAAAATTGAAAGCGTTTTAAAGTTAAGGTCTCGGATTGGAGACAAACGCTTTAATGCACTTTATCAACAGACACCTCTTGATGTTGCCGAACAGATATTCAGTAATCCGAGATATGAAGAAGCACCCGAAGATATAGAAATATTTGCATTTTGGGACCCAGCGTTTCGAAAAGAGAAAGATAAGAAAGACTTTAACGCCTTTACGGCGGGCGGATCAAGTGATGGAAAATTCTATGTGATCTCGGGTGAAATTTGGAGAGCTAAACTTGGGGAATCATATGATCGAGTTGAGAAGCTCTGCAAACAGCTTCACGTTTCTAAACTCTTTATTGAAAATAATAAAGGCGAAGACGCCTTAGAAATAGAAATGACACGTCGCGAAATTTCAAGTAAGGGAATTACAAGTAAGGGGGACAAGGATTTTAGAATTCAGCAATATGCAAAAATGAACTGGGAGGAGATTCGTTTTTCTAAATTTGTCTCGCTTAAATATATTAAACAAATTCTCGAATATTCGGATGTCGTTGAACGCCACGACGACGCTCCGGATTCGTTGGCTGGACTGATAAGAGAAACTAAGTTCGGCCCCCAGGCGGAAGGAATGAAAAACCGGATCGGATTTTTCGAAATGCTCTTAAACGAAGGGAGATGGTAACCAATGGCTCGCAAGCGTCGCAGTTATTATAAAAATCTTGGAATCGAAACCTCGGTTCACGTCGCAAAATTGGACGCCTCCGAGGCGGAAGCCCGACTTGACACTTTGATGCACATAGCCAGTGGGAAAGGAATTGTTGGGCGTGACAAACTCCGTGGAATATCAGCGAACCCGATCCGTATCATGCCTGGAAATTCCCGCGCGTTATACGAATCGAATGGATTCATGGCAAACATCGTCGACTCTGTAGCCGAAGACGCAACCAGGGAGTGGATCGAAATCGAAACAAACCGTGATGTGGATAATCCAGACACTGGAGAGAAAGGTCTCAACATATCTCGAATGCTTTTGAATGAGATGGAGGAATTTGATCTGAGAGGGAAGATCGAGGAACATATCCGCAATTCTCGAATGGATCATGGTGGATCTATTCTATTTTGGGGAATCAAATCGGATATACCTCAAACCGATGCTGTCTTGTCTCAACCGCTTCCGGAAACGATTCGAAATCTCGATTTTATCAACGTCATCGATGCCGGTCGGTTTTCTATCAGACGAAAATCCAGTGATCCGCTTTCCAGATACTACAATCAGCCAATCGTTTCTGTCGGGGGTTCTACTCTGGATTCGTCCCGCGTTCACTGGTTGGTCAATAGTTGGAATTGGGATTCTCAACGAGGAATTTCTGTCATTGAAAAGGTTTACGAAGGGGTTATCGCGATCGATACCGCTCTATGGTCGACTACCTGTTTGATTTTTGAAATGGCTGTGAAGGTCCTTTCGACTGAGAAGCTCGACTCAACGTCTCCGGAAAAAACAATGGAATTTCTGCGGCTGCTACGGCATACTCTGTCCACTCAATCAACCGCTATACTCGGACAGGGCGAGACGCTTACCCGTTTGGGGAATTCGGGAATTTCCGATTCCCAATTGGAAACACTATTTTCATTCATCTTTAAAATTTTAAGCGGACTTTCCAAAATTCCAACCTCTCGAATTTTGGGGCAAACCCAAAGTGTTATAAATATTGGTGGAGGCGGCGATTCATCGGACGTTATCAGCTATCACGAAGACGTTGCACGATTCCAGGAGTTGAAGGTTCGGTCGATCATCGAGCAGTTTATCAAACTGAGAATTAGATCAACCGAAGGCGAAATCTATAGACTCCTAAACGGAGACTATGAGTCTCTCGATTGGAAAATCAAATTCAAGTCTCTCTTCAAATCCACTCCAGCTTCCGAAGCGGATACGAATTTAAAAAACGCACAATCCGATCAAATCTATGTAACGCTTGGAGTCCTGAATCCAAACGAGATTAAACAGATGAGATTTCAGGGTATGCAAAATTTCGATTATTCCGAGGACAACAACGACACGTTAGATTTCACCGAACCGGAAATTCCCAAATCAGAAGAATCAAATTCTCTTCCATCCCAGTAAATTAGCATGTTCCAAAAAACGAATATAAGGCCATTTTCCGGGGTTTTTGGACTTTTGGGGTATCTTTGGCCAACTTGCGGTTTGCTGAACAAAGCTGAACGAGTTCTATTTAAAAATAACAACCTGCCGTTTGCCGTCGTAAACCCGTTTTTCCATCCTGCACTGAAAAAGGGGGAAAAACAGTGTATCCGCTAAGTTTAGAACTACAATATTCCAAACTTTGGAAAGATGAGGTTTCCCGTTTTGCCAAACAGGTAAACTCCATAATCCTCAACGGTGTTCAAACCTATTCTAAAGAGGCACGTGCAGATGGCTATTTCTTTGAGCCTGTTGTTCGGTTGGATGTTTCCGATCTGCGAGCGTTGCTGAACCAACTAAAAAATCAATACGGGGACTTTGCTCCCAGGAAAGAATTCGAGTCTCAGATCAAACGAAATGTTCACCTGATCGATGCTTGGTCTCGAGATAAGACCAACGAGTTCGTTAAGAAACAGTATGGTGAAATGAACTCCCCGCCTCGCGCTGGGGTTGTAGGAGGTGATCGATCTTTGTTTCGCGTTCCTGGAATTCCAGTCTCTCAAAAAGAGTCCGGCGAAATTTGGGACCGAGTTAACAAGATGATAACGGAACAATCGAGTCTTGCGTCCAACGCATTCCGAGACCACTTCGAAGCTGTTCAGAAAATCGTAACTGATGGACTTACCAAAGGATTGAAGTATCAGGACATTGCTACCCAAATCCAAAACGCAACTGGAGTTTCCGAACGTCGTGCGGAGTTTTGGGCGAAAGACCAAACCGGAAAATTCTTCAGTCAACAAAACAAACTCAGACAAACAAATGCCGGATTTCCAGGCTTTTTTTGGAGAACTCAAAAAGACTCTAAGGTCCGAGATTCTCATTCACATGTCGCAGATAAATTTTATAAGTGGGGAGAGCTTCCGTTTGTTAATCGCAAAGGTGGGCTGCCTGCTCGACTGGCTCCCGGTGACGATTATCGTTGCCGGTGTTGGGCAGAACCGTCATGGGGACCACAGGGATCTAAAAAGGATAATCCGAAGCCTTCTGGCCCTTCCCCCAAAATTATACTTCCCCCACGTCCTCAAACTCAATCAATCGTTCCGATTTTACATTCTGTAAATCTGAATCTGCCCGATCCGACAGTTCACGCCAACATTCAAAAAACGATTTCCGATCTGGATTCCGTTTTGAAATTTCCAAAGGATCGAGCAGGTGTTAGCGTTCATTATTTAAGCGGCTCCATGTTGCAAACGAATATTTCCGGAAGGTTTAATCCGAATACAAACCGAATTGAGTTGAATGGTTCCCACACATTCAAAGATACGTATCAGTCAACATTTGTTCATGAATTTGCCCACATGATTGATCACAATTGGATCGGCCAACCAGGGCGATACGAAAGCACCTCCTCTGAATTTGCAGAGTTTAAAAAAGTTGTCGAAAATACAGAGTTATGCAAACGACTTAAAAAAATCGGACAGACTGGAAAAATAGTCCAGCCTGGAAGTCTGCCGACTCCATTGCGTCCAGGTTTACGGAATTCGATCGCGTATTTGATTTCTCACGAAGAACTTTTCGCGAGAGCGATGGAAATGTGGACAGCGCGAAAACTCAATTCGAAAAAACTGATTGCACAGATTCAAAAGAAGGGTAACATGAATTTTGTTTATCATTACTGGGATGACGACGATTTTGAATCTGTGAATTCCGTTCTTGATAAAATTTTTCTAAAATATAATTATTTAAAATGAAGCGTGTATCTGAAATTTTGCAATCACTGACACCGGAGCGGGCCGCCGAGCTTTATGGAATGCTGGGCGATCCGAATGCTAACCGCAACGAGGTCGTTGCCGCAGTTATAAAAATCAAAAAGGTTTCCGAAGAGGAGGCCCAAGACATTTTTGATTTTAATCTGTCGCAGACCGCACAGATGGAATCTGATTTGCAATTCAGGAAATAAAGTTCAATCCATTGTATCTTTACGATTTATTCCTCACTGAAAAATTATGAAACAGTAGGAAACAAAACAGTTTCCGATTTACCTATTTTTCCATCTCTAAAAAATCTTCCTCACCTCCACTGAAAACGTCGGAAATTGCGGCCTCTTGTGTGACCTGGCGACCTTGTTTCTAAGCGACAGGTGCGTTATGATCCTTTCTCGTGAAACCGGAAAACGGAATTCGTTACGATTCTGCAACTGTCGAGCTGGAAGGACTTATAGAGGATGAGGCTGTTCTTCGGTGCCCCCTTGTCCTCGCTCGTGTCGGTGTATTCCCTTATACTCACTCTGATGGAAGAATTGTTCGAGAGGCAAAATTACCGGAGGAACTTTTCTCTCCGGGAACTCTCGCGTCTATACCGGGGCGACCCATTACTAAAAATCATCCTCCTGTTTCAGACAACGACGGGCTGATCAACGATACGAACTATTCGTTATATGCGAGGGGCTCGCTCGGTGATTCCGTTCAGGTGAGGGACGATGCGATTTGGGTCAATGAAACTATCTGGGACGCAGAATTAAAAGGTTCGTTAAAACAACGTGATAAGGTGCAAATATCGTCGGGTTTTCGTTCGAGACTCGATTGGACGCCAGGCACCTTCAGGGGACAACAATACGATGTAGTTCAGAGAGATATTCGTTTTAACCACGCCGCTCATGTTGACAAGGGCCGCGCGGGTGATTCCGTTCGCGTCTACCTCGACCATGCCGAATTTCCGGAAGATATAAACTTTGCCGTTATCAGAACGGATTCGTTCCAAGGAGAAATTATGAAAGATGACGAGATAAGGGGCTCTAAAATCGCTCAAGAGGTTAAGGGTTTTTTAAAACGACTTGGAGTTCGATTGGATGCAGTCGATACAACCGAAGAACCGAATCAAGATCCTACAAAAACGACCCCGACGCCCGACGATAAGAAGCCCACTCCTGCTCCTTCCCAAGAAGCAGACAAAGCGAAAGACGATCTTATTAAGTCTTTGGCCGCACAAGTCACTACCTTAACCGACGCTCTCGCTGAAATGAAAAAACTTTTAGCGGCCGCGGTAGCACCTGCAACACAGGACGCAATCGCTCGCGATCGGATTAAGTTAGTCGAAACCGTAAGGTCGATCAAACCGGATGCAAAAACGGACGGGGTTCCTGAACGAGAATTGAAAATTCTCGTAATCAAAGAAGCGTTCCCACCTGCAGAAGGAGTTCGTTTGGATTCGATGGAAGACCCAGCATTGAATATGCGGTATGAGTCTGCTGTTGAATTAGCTCGTGAAAGAGCTTCTATTCGAGGCGGATCGAATAACCAGGAGCAGAAAAAAACAACTCCAAGGCAAGACGCCGACGGGATGGAAAAAATCCGGGCCGACCGTTTGAAACTGAATGAAAGAGGAGATAAGTAAATGAAAAATTTGTTAAGTTTTTTGACCTTACTTTACGTTGTAAACTTCGGAATTTCATATTTCGACGTCATTCCGAACGAATTCGTAAACGTATTTTTCCCGTTCGGTGGGACTGCGTTACTCGCACTCCTTGGAACTCCGGTTCCTGAAGGCGGATTGCACAACGAACAACCTGGACTATTGGGAACCTCATCCAGAGATTCGAACGATGAACGCAAACGGGGAAGCGTTGCTTCCGTCGGACGATTGCCTTTCGGTTCCGCTGTCATGCTTGTGTCAGGGGGTGAAGGAATCTCGGTCGTAGGCGCTGACGCCGTTCAGGATACAAAAGACGTAGGTTCCGGAAATGCAGGAATTCGAGTTACAACTCGCTCTCCTATGAAATGGGCATCGATTGCGATCGTAAATCCTGGAACGAACAATGCGGCGTTAAGTGTAGCCGTTACCGGCGAAGGAACTCAAGACGTTCCCTATCAAATTACAATTAACACTGCGACAAACGGATCTTCGGCAATTGCTTCGACGGCCCTGCAAATCAAATCAGCATTGGAAGCAGACACTGTAATCAACGGAATCCTGCTCGTTGAGTTACTCGGTGATGGTTCGGGAGTCGTTCCGGCATTTACTATGACTGCATTGACTAAGATTTCCGCTGATCTCCGTTTTGATGGAGTGACTTCCTTTTCGAGGTCTGCGGGTGACTTAAAGAATCTTGCCTATGCTGACGGCGAACTCTGCACCTTCTTTGAGAAAGGATACGTTTGGGTTCCTTGTGAGGAGCCTACAACTGAATTTGATCTGGTCCGCATCAGAGTGGTTCGAGAAGGAGCAAGTGTAGCAGGTTCTTTCCGTGCGACTGCCATTCCCGGCAAAACGGCCCTTATCAGCGGAGTGAAGTTCGCATCTAACCAAGGCGTCGGAATGGCCGAACTGAATCTCGTATCCGGATTCTACACGATTACATTGGATAACTAAGGAGGTTGTCAATGGGTGATGAAGCAATTTATAGAAAAGAAGACTCAGAGTATATTCAAAGGCGAATTTTAACCGCTCGCAAAAACGAACTTGTAGCAAGGTCTTTCCTTCCAATCAACGAAGATACTCCTTCGTATTCACTACGATATACCGTCGAACACGTAGAGGATACAGGTTCGGCTCGTATTCGCGAAGCCGGTTCCGATTCGGATGGAATGCCCTTGGTTGGAGAAAAAGCCGGGAGTCAAGGTGATACTCTTTTTGTAATCGAGGCAGGATTTAAAATCACACGTGATGATCTGGAGGCGGCGGAAGCTCGTCGTCAATCCGGAAAAGGAAGTGAGTATCCTGTATCCGATAAACGATTGGATGGAACCAGACGGTTCATTGCTGAACAAGAAAACAGAATCATTTTCAACGGTCTTAAGTTAGCTGGAAAAATCATTAAGCCGGGCTATTTCAACTGGCCCGGTATAAACGAGGGGCAAGTTGCGGATTCCGCATCGTCTCAATCCGGTATCAAGAAGAGACTTTGGGCGCATAAAACTCCAAATCAAATTCTTGCGGATATTGTCGATGCAAAAGAAGAGCTTGAGGGCAATGGTAAATATCATGCTGCTGGTATTCTGGTCGATGATCGAGATTACATGCGTCTACTCATGCCTGTTACCGAAAATTCAACTGTAACGACCCTACAGTGGCTTTTACAAAACAAGGATCTCTTTTTTCCTCGGGGGTTTATTCGAACTAAGAATTTAAGTTATGACATTTTGGGAAAAACGATCGGTAACGATTCCGTCGGTGGATTTTGCATTTTCGATGACACAACGGACGTTGCGGAAATGATCCTGGCGCGAGATCTGGACGTGATCGAAGGGGATTGGGACAAGTTCTCAGGAAGAATGAAGGTTCGCGCCGAAGAGAAAACCGGCGGCGTGCATGTTCATAGACCCAAGGGCATCGTGATGCGTTACGGAACCAATACGGTTAAAACCGTTTAAGGATCTGATACCATGAGAGCAAGCATAGCTGAACTTAAGGATTATGTCGGTGATCCGATCGCTGAGGTTTCAGACGGAACACTCCGTTTGTATCTCGACGAAGCCGCTGACAGCGTGATTGATAACACTGGAATTTCGGAGTCACATCCGAGATTCAATGTTTTGCACAGATCCTATGCGGCTGTCCTGCTCTTCAACAACAACCAAATGCGAAACGAAGTCATGGCTGAATCCGTTGACGGGGTTTCTCGCAACTACGATACGAACATCGCACCAGGTATGCAAGTATCGTGGCTCGATATGTATAACAAGAAACGGACGGAAATCCTCGGATTCAAAGGCAGGCTTGGATAATGCCTGCGATCATTGAAGACACAACGAATCTTGGTGAACTCATCAAGGGCTTGGAACTCATCGAGTCTGCAGCGATAACCGTAGGACTGGTAGGTTCTGTGGATAGCGAGTTACTTGTAATTGCGGGAGCGAACGAATTCGGTGCAGTGATTAGACCAAAGAATTCAAAATGGCTGACAATTCCACTGCACCCGGAGCTTCGAGGAAAAAGCCCTCGGAGTATTCCCGGACTTAAGTTCATACCGCCACGAAACGGAAAGTCCGCATTTTTGGCAAAAAACGAAGGCGGAAAACTCGAACCGCTTTTCATTCTCACGAAAAAAGTGGTCATTCCGGAACGTTCCTGGTTACGCGGAACGTTTGATTTACAGTCCTTTCAAGATGCCGTTATGGAAGAATTCGAAAAGGGAATATTTGATTTCTTTAATGGTGAAATTGAGGCCATACAAGTTTTACACCGTGTGGGGCTACGAGCAGTCTCCGAAATCAAAAACCGAATTGCAAATAACGATCCTCCGTTCAAAGAACTCTCTGGATTGACTACAAGTTTAAAAGGAAATGCGAAACCGTTACGAGATCAATTAAGATTATTTAATGCGATCAACTACGCGATCGACGGACAGGTAGCCGCATGAGTCTTACGGGTGTTTCCGAATCTCTTAAACCGTTCATACGACCGGTTGTGTATTACAAGAGGGTGAAGACGAAGAACGGAAAAGGTGAAGTAATCACGACATACGAAAGCGGAATTCCTTTGGATCTGCCCGTGACCACTGTGAGCACACGGCAATTGATTGCGATGTCGGAAGGATCATATACCTCGGAAGATCGAAACTTCTATCAACTCGGTAACGCCCTTAAAATAGATTACGAAGACAAGTTCGAATTTAACGGAGTGAAATACCTCGTCACGATGATTAAGGATATGACGTTTGAAGCCGGATTTATTCGCTATGTCTGCAAAAAGGAGATTCGCAAAATATGAAATTCGAAGATATACGATCCGTGATGGATAAACTTCAAGCGTCGCTCGAAGAAGATTATCCCGGAATCAAAATTGAGTTAGGTGATCAGAACGTCGAGACTCCTGAATATCCTTTTGGCTCGTATAAGGTTCTCGTTCTAAATCAAGATCCAACGACGTCCGCGTCGTCCTGGATGGAAGCAACGAGCGCGGAAGACTTCAAACAAGTCTTTCGGAAAAATCAAAAGACATCGATCAGTATCGCATTCCTGCATAACTCATCGATTGCTACGTGTTGGGATTTGTGCCAGAAGACTGTCGATTGGTTCGATTCAATCGAAGGAATGTCGGAATGCGAAACGTTCGGGATCACACCACAACTCATAACTGGTGACGTGCAAGACAGAACCACCGTATTGGAATCAACGCAATACGAATACAAGGCGGGATTTGACGTTATGTTCAAATCCAGGAAGTTCAACGAAACACAGGGCAAGACAACCGCAAGCGCGCCGTCGGTTGAATTTCAGGAGGAAGCATGAGCGCACAAACAATTTCAAAAATCGATCCGATCCGAATCAATATTTTTCTTAGAAACACGCCTGTCTCTCAAATGGGTTTCGGGCTTCCGCTCATTCTCGGAGTAAAAGCACCGATCTATTTTCTTCAAATCGGAAGCGCGTCGAGTGGACTCATTTGGAAATCCGCAACCCCGGGCGTTGTGTTTATCCAAGTGAAACATATAATCGCGGGAAATAATACGTCTCTCAGCGTCGTTCGCTCCGGAACTGGAACGGAAAACGATCCGTATGTGATTACGGTCAACGTTGCAACGAACGGAAGCGGAATCGCAACGTCTACGGCGCATCAAATCAAACTCGCAGCGGAAGCGGTTTCGAATATCGCAGGTGCGACGAAAATTGTGGACGTCGTTGAAGTTGCAACGAACGGAAGCGGAGTCGTTTCCGCATTTACTCAAGCGGCCCTCGGTTACGAACGATACATGGAAATCACTTCCGCGGATGATCTTTTGAAACTCGGATTTCTTTCAACGGATAAAGAAACGGATAAGGAATACATTCAGGCCGCACAGATGTTCCGGCAAACTCCGAGGCCCAAAACGGTAGCGGTCTTTTTGCTCACTTCGTGGGCAAACGCGGCCACCGAAATCGCGGCGCTTCGAAACTCAGGAAAAGACAGTTGGTTTAAAACTGTTGCGACTACGCATAATAAAAACGAAATCTATGCGTTAGGAGACTATCTCGCATCGATTGAAAAGATTTTTTTCGCATGCACGGACGACATTACTGCGCTTGTGGGTAGAAATTCCATCTGGGAATATATAACCATTCACAAAAATCCTGATTCCTTTCCGGAGGCCGCATGGGTTGGAAATACGTCTCCTCGAAGAGTGGGATCGTATAACTACGCGTATTTGCCTCTGGATGGAGTTGAGAATTCCGGATACACGAACTCACAAACGAGTTCGATCTTTTCCGACAGAGGAAATCTCATCGTCGACTTCGGAGGGGCACAGGTTCCGTTTCCTGGAATCTCAACCGGAAACGTTTACGCGGACGTAGTTGAAAACCGGGTTTGGTTGAAAGCGCGACTCCGAGAAAACATCACGAGTCTATTTCTAAACTCTGATGTGGTTCCGTATACGATTCAAGGAATTCAGATGATAGAAGCTCGGATTCGCGAAGTTTTCGTTCAGGCCGGTCGTCAGGGAATCATTGCGCGTGTCGAAACGGACGCGGACAAAACTCGTTCCGATTTGGGAGACTATCAATATAAAATCAACTTACCCGAAACGATCGATGAGATTCCGACGAACGATCGGAACAATCGTATTTTGCCTAACGTCACGTTTTCGTGTCGTCTCCGAGGAGCAATCAACGAAGTCGACATTGATGGTGAATTAACCTAAGGAGAATTCAAAATGAACGGAATTTGGGATCCAAAAAAGCTCAACATAAACTGTAACGGACGTGAAGTTTCAGGAATGAGCCAAGTGGACGGTTTTTTTAAAATCGAACCCGTCACGAAAGAATACATCATGTCTCAAGTCGGAATCAAAGGCGATTGGAATATCTCCGAAGTCTACGACGGAAGAGCAAAGCTTACGATCGTCCTGATGGGAGATTCACCCGAGAACGAGTTCTTTTTCGCAATGGGAGAAGGAAGACTTCCCTGTGTGTTCACGATGAAAGACAAGTCCGACGGAGGCATGTTAGGTTTTTCCGCACAGGGAAGAGTTTGGGAAAGGCCTACGATCGAACGCGGTAAGGAATACAAGGACCGGACTTGGGTTTTTCTGCTTCCGGATTACAAAGGAGTTTTGACAACATGACGCATAATATAAAAAGCACTGGACCGGCATCAGGTGGAGACGAATCGAAACTGATCAGAACAGATTCAAAACCGCAAATGGAATCCATACCATCCGATCCAATTCTTCTGGAAGTCGACGACGACGCGAAAGTCGCAACGATTCAATTCGTGGATGGACGTAAATACAAACTGCAACATCCGGGAAATAGAAAAGCTCTTAGGTGGAGACAGGACTCTATCAGTCTGACAGACGGTTTGAAACAAGACAGTCTGCTCGATCAGTTTTTCAAATACTGTGTCGTTGCATTCGGGCATACATTTCAACCTACGTTAGACACAATCGCTCCGAACCATGTGGAGGTATGGTTGCGACTCGCAAACCGATTTCTTAGGTGGGAGCTGGAATAAGCGATTCCCGGATTTTTACGAAACACCTTCGACAAACGAATTCATGAAATGGATAGACGAAGAAGTCGATCGAGAGATTCAAATTTGGAAACCGTTCCTACTGGGAGTTGCTCATTTTAGTCAAACTGAGATTGAAGAGTCTTCGACAGTCGCGTATGCAAAAATCATGGAAGTTGTTGACCGAAGAAAGAAACGGGAAGCGGAAGAAAAAATGGACGAACTGAAAGTTTTGGCAAAACTCATTCGAGGTTAAAATGTCTCTGAGACAATTAAATGTAGCTCTAAATCTCAAAGAAGGTTCCGCAACGGATGCACTGAAAGAAGTTAAAGACGAGTTAGACTCCGTAAAAACTCAGTTTGCGGATCTCGGCGGGGATCTGGATTTGTTTACGGATTCCCAAGCGGAAGCGTTTAAAGAGTTTGGTGAATCGATTGGAGATAGTCTTGCGGGGAAGGTTGACCCGGCCATTTCCGAACTTGCTAAAAAGTTCCATACGACCGAATCGAACATAGAGCGTTTGATTTCAAAATCCCATGAGGATTTGAAACTGGATTCGGAACTGATCGCCACCGCAAAGGCCGCGGGACTCACAGACAAAGAACTCGAAAAGCTCAATCAGGAAATGTCCGGCACTGCAAACAGCGCCGGCTCACTCTCCGGAATGCTCAGGCAAGTCGCCGCGATCGGTATCGCTTTTGCTGTTGGATCGTTCGCAACGGCTTCCGTTGAGGCCGCCACTGCATTAGAAAGACAGAGTGGAATTCTCCAGACTCTATCCGGATCCCAGTATCCAAAACTTCAATCTGCAATTACGCAAACGATCCAAGATTCAAAGGGGCTGGCGTCGGAAGGGAGTCTCTCTCAAGTTGCAAACGACGCAATGAAAGCGGGAATGTCCGTCGATTTCATTTCCAAAAATCTTTCCGGGCTCTCTCAAGTTGCGGAAGTTACAGGTTCCGATCTTTCCGCTTCTATGAATGAAGCGTATCAATCCATTCAAACCGGCTCCGACGATTTTCTGAAAAAGAACAAAGCACTCTTCTCCTCATATACAAAAGAATTCAATCAAATCAATAATTCCGCAATGACGGAAGTCTCTAAGCGTCTCGCGAGAGAAAAACTCATATCCTCAGCGCTCAAAGAGAATGCCGCGTTGCAAGATGCGTATGGATCTCACCTGAAATCTGCGTCTGCGATCTTCCAAGCGTATAACCAGAGAATGGAAACCCTGAAGGAGATTTTCGGAAAAATACTGCTGGAGGGGTTAAAGCCGTTTCTTGCTACGTTCGTGAGTATATTAGAATATTTTGCTGTTGGAGAGGACTCGGTCAATCGAGTCAAAGGGGCGTTGGTTATATTCGGTTCTGTGTTTACGGGTGTGTTGGTAGCCATTGCCGCAAAGATGGCCATTACATCCGCCGCTACCGCCGGCGGAATGATTCCCGCGCTCTACAGTATGGCTGTAGCCGGCTGGGCTGCTATCGCTCCGTGGATTCCTTTTATTGCGTTAGGCGCAGCCGTGGCTGCAACCATCGCCGCAATCGTTTTGATTGTAGACGATCTTCTTGTTTGGATGGATGGAGGCGAATCGATTATCGGAGATTTCCTGGGTCCATTCAAAGATTTTGATATTAAAAAGATCTTTGGGCAAGCGTTTGATTATTTAATCAATCTCGCAAAAAAATACGGGAAGCAGCTTATCACCGCACTCTTTCCCGTTTCGTTTATCTCTTCCTGCTTCGATGAAATAATTGAATGGTTTAAATCCCTTCCTGAAATCATGGGAAATCTATTTAAAGACATAGGCCCAAAGATTAAAGAAGCTTTTTCTGGAATTTTACCTTCCGGGATCTTCAATTTTGGAAAACCAGGAAAGGCGGATAACGTTACAAATGTTCATGATGCAATCATTACAAAATCCGGCAAAGTGATCCATACACATCCGGACGACAATCTCGTCGCAGTAAAAGACCTCGGATCCTTGGGAAGATCTAAATCCTCCGGAAGGATCGTTGTCAATATCGCAAATGTTGTCCTGGGGGCGGGCTCTCCATCAGAAAACGCTCATATATTTGCTGAGTATTTAGAAAGAGAGTTGGAAAAAATCGCGATTAAGATCGGCCTTGGCTCCGGTCTGTCGCCGGAGGCAATGTAATGGGAATATTGACTGGAAGAGATACGATCGCACTCACGGACGGCGACGATGAAATCGAACTCAACGTGTCTGTGGAGTTGCAACATAGCTACCCAGCTGAAATCACACAACACCCGATCGAAAAGGAGAAAGGAAAAACGTCCGTTACGGATCATGTAATTCCCGGACAAAGAGGAATTTCGCTGAGCGCCATTCTTTCAAATTCGACTTCTATATTTTCGTTTCGTAGAGTAACCGTAGATGAAAAGCTCGAAACCTTGGTCCGTTGGCAGACAAATGGAACGTTTGTGACACTGCTTGGCTATACCACCGACGGCGTCTTTACAAAGCTACTGTCTCTACTCCCGTCGTTCTTTCGGTATGTTCCGCCCGATGATCCGAACAAACAATATTTAGGTCGCTCGATGGATGAAATCCCAAACCTACTCATCGGAGACATTACATTTTCTGAATCTAAGGACGCGGGTGATGACGTTAGTCTCAGTCTGTCTATCTATCCGATTCAAATCGTAGAGGCAAAGACGAGAGAATTGAATCCGGTCAAATCCATGGGAAAACAACCAACCAAAGAAGTGAACGTAGACCCAAGTAAAATGAATCCTGCTAAAACAAAGAGTTATCTAAAAGCCAGGTAAATAGAAAATGACAATGTTTAGATACATACCGTTTAACTCTAAAACCTTTCCGGTTCGTTATGAATACGAAATTGATGGGAAGGACTACGAGTTTGAATTCAACTACAACGACATCGGCGACTTCATCACAGTCCTCGCTCGCGATTCTGCAAACAAGATTTTGTTTTCAACAAAACTCGTTTACGGTATTGCGTTGAACCACTTCGTAGTCGATGGATTTCCGAATCATATCAAATTGATTCCTCTTTGTCTCGATGATCTATACCGCGAAGGGTATTCCGACATTCCTGTCAATAGAGAGACGCTCGGGTCCACGGTTCAAATCTGTATCATCGAGGACGCCGTATGATCGGAAATCCGAAACTTTACGGACGAGTGGCGTCTCTTGAAATTCTGCCAAAAACGGGCTTAGGAAAGGAATTCACCTATCCTCCGTTCGACATCGAATTCGAATCGGATTTAGAGAAATTGAATATAACAAAAGTTCAATTATTCAACGTGAATGACGATACGATGGAAATGGTAGGAGCAAAGGCTAAGGGAAAAGGATTCCTATACCCGACCGCGATGTTGAGCGCGGGGTATAAGGATGAGAACGGCCTTGTTGTAAGCGGTGAAGTGATTTTTCCCAGAATGAAACAGGAGGGACCGAATAAGATTTTAGAATTCACCATTTCATCAAACGCCGGTTCCTGGAATAGTTTCTATATCATGAAAACGTATAGCAAACTTCCTGCGCAAACCGTTATACTCGATATCCTAACGCAAGGTAATATCAAACCGGGAACGATTCTCTTAGGTGAAAACAAAATTATCAATTTCAGCGCAACGAGAACATTAGGAGAATGTATCAAACGTTTTTGCGAACTGACTGAGTCGGAGTATTGGATAGAGGACGGCCTTTTGCATATCTCCCCGCTTGACCCTCCTTCTAAACCCAGCACGATCTTTTTAGACAACTCATCCGGCCTAATCGGAGTTCCGGAGAAGAATCAAAAGACCTGGAAAATTACGAGTCTATTTCGTCACAAGTTCAAACTAAATCAGGTGATTTCTGTGAAAGGGGGAAGTTTAGACGGAGAATGTAGAATCGTAAAGGGCAAACATCGATTCTCAACGTTCCAAACTACAAACTATACGGAGCTTGAGGTCCGTCTGTTATGATCTCTCTGGATGATGCAATCCTAAAGGCAATCAAGAAGAGTCTCACTCAGGTTCAAGTTGGGCTTCCGGGAATGATCGAATCGTTCAATCCCAGTCTAATGACAGCTAATGTAAAACTGCCGTTTAAACAGAAAGACGGACAAGGAGAAGAAGTTGATTTCCCTGTTCTTTCGAACATCCGAGTAGGAACAATCTGGGCAGGTGATTTCTATATCAAGCCGGATTACAAACGAGGCGATAGTGTTTGGATTTCGTTTTCAACTTATGATATGTCAGACGCAGTCCGTGGAATTTCAGCAGTCGCCTCCGAGTCGTTATTCGATCTTCAAAGTGCGTGTGTGGTTTGTGGATTTAAAAAAGAATTCGATCCGCCTGCGACGACCGCAAACCTTTCGGGACTCTTGATCGGACACAAACAAGGTAAATCTTTAATTCAATTGGATGACGATACGATCAAAATTCGAGGTGGGCTTATCGATCTTTCAGAGTCAGCCGTATTGGGTGAAACTCTATCAGAACTTCTTAAAATGATTCTGGATGTTTTTATAAACAACGCTTCTGCGTTCACAACGAATACGGTTCCCGGATCGCCGGCGGGCCTATCGCCTGCGATCGTAACGGCGTTGACCGCGCGTAAATCGGAAGTCGATCAAATCCTCTCTCACAAGGTGAAAATCGGATGAAGGGCTTGAAGATCGAGAACAACGACATCGTTCGAGCCAGCGGAAAGCCGGTTGTCATAGACGGATTGGAATACTACTCGCAACGTATAAAACATTCAATACGACTGTGTCTCGGAGAATCTGTCTATGAACCGTTGACGGGGGTCGACTGGAATACGATTTTCTCAAGTAAGATTCCTGAAACCAGAGTCCTTTTGGAAATCAGGAAAGTTTTACAACGAGATCCAGAAACCATTTCGGTGGAAAACATTGAAATCATAGACGAACTGAGTAGTAACAGAGCTTTGAATATTCGTTTTTCTGCAATCACTGTTCACGGTGTAATTACGGGAGAAATATAATGGCCGTTACTCCACAGGGATTCATACGCAAAACAAGGGACGAAATCATTTCCGACTTGGAAGCCAAATATAGAACGCAACTGGGATCTGACATAGACCTATCGATTGTCTCCGAAGACGGAGTGAGAATGAGAATCCTCGCGGATGAGTTGGAAGAAATCCATAAACTTGCAGAAGAGGTTTTCTATTCGATCTTTGCTCATACCGCAACCGGCGTTTCGTTGGATCGAGTTTTGAATCCTCTCGGTTCCGAACGGCAACCAGCCAAACGGGCAATCGTAGGTTTGCGTTTTTCCGGCGTAAACGGTTCGTTTGTGAATATAGGAACGATTTGTCAGACCGGAAGCGGAATCCAGTTTATTACGATCGAATCCGGAACTGTCTCCGGAGGATGCGTTTTACTCAACGCACAAGCTCTCAATATTGAATATGGTATTTCGGGTAACGTAAGCGCAAATTCGATCACAACGATCAATACGGCTCTCACCGGAATCGACTCTGTAACAAATCCGGAACCTGCAAGAGGCGGAAGAGTGATCGAAACGGATTCGGAATATCTAAACAGGTTTATTGATTCCGGAATCAACGGCGGAAGTTCAGCCGCAAATGTTCAAGGTGCGTTAAATAATATTGAATCGGTTTTGTCCGCAAAAGTTTACGAAAACGTAACAGACTTCGTGGATGCAGAAGGTCGAAATCCTCACTCCATGGAGGCAGTCATCGAAGGAGGAACACCGGCGGAAATAGGAGATTGTTTTCTCAATAACTGGCCGGGTGGTATCGAGTCGTTGGGATCGAATTCAACAACTCTCATTGATAACAAGGGAGTTCCTCGAACATACTATTTCAATCGTCCTACCGATGTCACTATCTTCGTGAAAATCGATATTCTGCGAGACCTGACTCTTTGGGAAGCCGGTTCAGAAACGATCGTAAAAACGAATTGTATCAAGGTGATTGGCGGTGTCGATACGATTGGACCTGTTTCGACCTCATACAAAGGAGACGGAACGGGCGAGGACGTTTTCGCATGGAAACTGATCGCTGCACAGAGTGGCCTGTCCGAATACGATTCCGTTAAAGTTCCTGGAATCAAATCTATGGCAGTTAGAGTCGGTCTTTCTGCTCCTGCTACGTTAGACGAACTCACCATTAGCAGTCGGCAAAGAGCAAAACTTATTACCACAAACATTCAGGTCAATTTTCTATGAAGACGATCGAAGAAGTCCTTCAAAAATATCCTATGTCTCTCTTTACTCGCGATCCTGATTCCGAAATCGGAAGGAAGTGGAAAGCGGATCTTGAATTGTTAAACGAAGTTCGAACAACACTCGAATCCATCAGAGGCATTTCGGATTATAGAATTCAAAATGGAGCGATCCTTAATCTTATTGGAAAGAATCTCAAACAACCTCGGAATGGAATGGACGATTTTCGTTACCGCATTTTCCTTTCCATAGCAAGGCAAAAGCAGAAATCGAAGGGCGACATCTATTCGATGAACGAAATCGGTTCTCAAATCCTTGCTGGAACTGGAACACTCTACGAAATTCAAGAATTATGTTATTCAGGTGTTCCGATGTTCTTGGACGGTTCGCTGACGTTGAATGGAGAATATCCTCTTTCCGGAAGTTCAAAGAGACCCGCGACGATTCGAGTCATATTTTCAGGCTCAATCGATACAGTCGTAGTAAGTCCTGAATTCAACAAGGCAATCGCGCAGATCCGCGCCGGCGGTGTTCGTTCGATTATAAATTATCGATTTGAAACTTCTACGTTGAATGGACGGCTATACGGCGTTGCTCTGCGATCTTCATTTTTGGACGGAACGTGGCCGCTCAGTGGATTTACAATTCTCTCCGGAGAGAAAGTCGGAATTCAACCGTATGAAATTGCCTTTGGAACAGGTGGAATTGTGTCTGGCTCGCCTCGTTCTCCTCAGGCATCAGATACCGGGCTACAGAATGAAGTTTTTAGGAAATTGGTTGAAATTCAAAATAACCCGGACGGAACAAGAAGTTTTAAAGCGACAGTCAAACAATCAGAACTGATCGGGATAAATATAAACGAGATCGGCTTATTTGATGAAGATGGAGATTTGCTTTTTCTTAAGACATTCCCTTCGAAACCAAAAGACAATCTTATAGTTTACGATTTCATAATAAAAGAGGAGTTCGAATGATTCAAATTCTTGCGCGACAAACGCTAATAGAAATTGCGGGAAAAGATAAGGCCAGAATTGAAATGCTTCCGATCGCCGTTTTCTCGAGTCATGCAAAACTTTTGCATTATTGTGAGGGAAAGGGATTTCGGAAAGTAGGAGACGGACTTGAATCCGAATTCTTCCGAGATACTGATTTGCGACAGATGAAAGAACAGATTCGATCTTATTTTAGGATCGATCAACCCTTTAAATTACATGAGCGTTTTATAATATTAGAACAGGAGTTAAAATAAGAATATGGCTGTATTCAATCCTACGAAAACCCGAACTTGGACTAAAAATACACCTGCGGACGGTGATTTGATTGATGATGAGATTGATCGTCTCTATGAGAACGATCAGTATGCAAAGGATTGTGTCGATAGCATCACCACAAATGTTTTAAACCTGCTAATCCCTCTCGGTGGAGTCAGAGAGGATAATCTCGATCAGCTCGATCCCAATTATTTCAAAGACGCGAACGGACAGGCAATATCTCGGTCGACATTCGCAGCCCTGTGGAATCTGGTCCACAAATCCGTTTCG